AAAAATAAATCAAACATATCAATTCAGTTGGGTTGGTGAACGTGTTGGTCCTGTCAGAAACAAATATGCATGGGAAGAGTGCATGATTGTTGCCAGAAAGGCCTTGACAGAAGGTGTATTACATGATATAATACACAAAACAAATTCAATGTACTATCATAACACCTCGGTAAATCCGGCATGGAAACTGAAGTATGTTGCTAAAATTGGAAACCATCTATTCTATACAAGAAGTTAAAATGCCGACAAAAAATGAAATAAGTGAATTTAGTACCAAGATAGCGGAACTGGCTGAAGAAGAAAATCTTTCAATCATGGATGCTATTGTTGGTTACTGTGAACAAACAGGTATGGAGATTGATGTAGCATCTACATTAGTTTCATCTGCCTTAAAGGCAAAACTGCGTGAAGAAGCACAAGAACTCAACTTATTGAAAAAGAGTTCTAAACTACCCATATGATTTTCAACTTTGAGGAAGGCTCTGGCTTCTCGGCCTTTGCCATGTTCAATGCGCTTAAACTTCATTTTACTACTGATTCTTACGATTATATTCGTTACCACGGAAAGTCCAATGTTACTGCCGATAATTTTGCCAACAGAAAGGACAAATATTCTTTCTATAAATTATCCCGTAAGTACCGACTGGAAGAATTAAAGAACTTCTATGTGTCAAACCTCCTAGAAAAAGATGTCAACTGGATTGGTGACATTAATAACCTAGATGGTGAAGAAACCTATAAGAAGTGGCAAAAAAGAAACCAGAGCTTGACATATCGCTTTGAACAAGATATAATACACCTACTTAATGATGCACAATCACCAAATCAAATGTTGATGGTTGAAGATGGACAATATCCATTGTTGTTGAAAGAAGTAATGTATAGTAATATTGTGGTAGAAACTTTGGTTATATTGAATGACATTATGAATTTCTTTCCTATGTGGGACAAAAAGATTGCTGACACAATCGTATGGCCTTCCATGAGATTAAAATTTATAAAGTATACACCATTTATTGATTATGATAAACCAAAGTTTACCACAATACTGAAGGAGTGTTTGAAAGAACACGCCTAAATAATCCATATTATGAATAATGTGGACAATCCGTTAATACTCCGTTATATTCCGTTTATACTAGAAAGGTAAAATTATGACAGATTTTTCTAAATTGAAAAAGAGTTCAGGCAATCTGGACAAACTCACTAAAGCCATCGAGCAACTCTCAAGCTCATCAGAAGGTGGTAAATCCGACAAAGACAATTACTGGAAACCAGAAGTAGATAAAGCTGGTAATGGCCTTGCCGTTATTCGTTTTCTACCTGCTGCCGCAGTTGATGGTGACGATGGTCTTCCTTGGGCTAAAATCTTTGGTCATGGATTTCAAGGTCCAGGCGGGTGGCTCATAGATAATTGTTTGACTACTAAAGGTCAACAATGTCCAGTATGTGAACACAACAACAAGTTGTGGAACTCTGGCATCGAAGCCAACAAAGAGATTGTACGTAAACAAAAGCGTAAACTCTCATACATTGCTAACGTGTATATCGTAAGTGATCCTAAGCATCCAGAGAACGAAGGACAAGTTAAATTGTTCAAGTTTGGTGCCAAGATTTTCGAAAAGGTTACTGGTGCAATGAACCCATCTTTTGAAGATGAAGTAGCAATCAATCCATTTGATATGTGGAAAGGTGCTAACTTCAAATTGAAGATTACTAAAGTTGCTGGTTATCAGAACTATGATAAGTCAGAGTTCATGTCATCTACTGCATTATTGGAAGATGATGATGAATTAGAAAAGATTTGGAAATCACAGCATTCGCTCACGGCGTTGACTGCTGATAAAGAATTCAAATCATATGATGACTTGAAGGCTCGTCTGGATAAAGTATTGGGTGCTACTGATGTACCTAAGACTACTGTAGAGACTCTGAAGGCTGCACCTAAGAAGGCAGTAACAGCAGATATCTCAGAAGATGAGACTGATGAAGATTTGGCTTACTTCTCAAAGTTAGCTGAAGATTAAAGAATCCCATGCAAGTGCAGACCCCGCTTCGGCGGGGTTTTTTATTTCCTACTTTGAACTAGAAGATTTAAGTAGGCCCAAGTCACGGATTTCAATAGTTCTTATGTTTTGGTCCTGTACAGTATTTTTTTGATTCAAATTCATAACACTAGTTTTTTGTTTTTCAAAATATTCTTCAAGAGCTTTAATCTCATCTGATTCCATTATATTTGGAACACCTTTGAGTTTTTCTATTATTGGTTCCAACCTTTTAAGTTCTTTACTCACACCATCAATAGTTTTATCTAACGTATTTTTAGCAGTATCAATACCCATTGATTTATACACGGAATCCATTTTAGAATCAATTTCAGCTTTTATTTCTGCTGAATTTTGGCCAAATATCAAGCTTACCATTTTGTCACCAGCAAGTAAATATTTTGAACGACCAGAAAGAAAGCCAAATGCAGTATTTTGGCTTTTCATAGGATTTTTCCATGTATCACCTAGATGTTTGAGTAATAGGTCATTTGTACTTTGTTCAAAACTTTTTAGTACATCTGTTGCATTTGCGATTCTTTCTGGATTACCGCTCTTTTCAGCATCAAGAAATTGTTTGTGTGCTGCTTCATATTTTTGATATGTTTTAAATAGCTCTAAAGCTTCTTCATTAGTCAAAGCAAGTTTTGCTGATTGGCCAAGAGAACCTATTAATGGAACATCATATACATTTTTTTGACCTGTTTTAAGTTTATAAAATGTTTCATCATCATATTCTGTATCATTTTGAGATTTATCTTTGAAGGCGTGCACCTGAGATTGTGGTTGCCCACCTTCCATAAAACGACCAGTTTCTTTACCTGTATCTTTATCATATGTAATCTTTTCTGAGCCAGGTAATTGATTTTTATACTTAGAAAAATCTAATCCTTTTGCAAAATCTGTATCTTGGCCAAATATCAATGAACCAACGACACCCGCAGCAAGAAGTTTAATTGGATTTCTAAAAACGCCCCATAAAAGATTTGCTAGAGTAGGCAAAAGAGATATTAATATATTAGAAAAAAGTTTCATTGGTGTCTTAAACATTTCACCAATCAAAGATAATGTTTTAACTAATCCACCAATTGTTAATATTGTAAGTAAACCTTCTCCAATAACCTTAAAGAATGAAAATACTTTCTTAAAAACACCAAATATACTACCAAATATTTTACTTAAAATTCCATCTTTTTCATCTGTTTCTTCTTTTGGTTTTTCTACTTTTCCTGGCACTTTTTTGTTTTTTACACCTAAAGCATCCAAAACTTTTTCGTGTCGTTTTTGGTCTTCTAATACATTTTCTTCTTCAAAGTTTTGTTCTTTCTCATATCGTCTGGTATTATCTTCGTCAATCTTTCGCATTAGATTATACATTTTGGCCAAAATATCGGCTGTACTGTCATTAACTTTGACTGGACTTTTCGAACCAGCAGGCACTCTACTTCTATCTGGACCATAGATAGAACGTTTTCTTTTGTAACCACCGAATCGTTCAATATCTCTTTCGGAATAATTCATAGCACGACCGGCTACAGTTCTAATGGTTCTTCCAATAGAACCAGATCCAGTTAACATTCTAACAAATGTCATGGGTGTAAATTTTTCTTTAAAACCCATTGCTCGTGCTTTGAATTTATCTGATACAGCCTCACCGAAAGTCCTGTCCTGTTCGAACATTAACTCCGATATACTTTTACTTCTTATTAGTGCGGAACGTGTATAATCCATTTTTTAACTCAGTTGTTGTATTTTACTGAACAATATTGAAGTGTCATCTGATTCAGCCACTTCTTTGACAATTTTTTCTTTTTCTATAATAATGATATTACTGCTGATAAGTTGTTTCATGCGATCCATCATAGATGTTTTTTTATCAGGAACAAGATTTTTTGATTCAGGATTCAATAATTTTTTTCGTTCTTGTTCTTTCAACAAATCAGACATTGGCTTCATTTCTGATTTAAGATTTTGTTCTTCTATATTTTGTTTAACTAATTTATTAAAATCTTGTTGTGTTCTAGGTTTAACACTATCATTAATTGCAGATTCTTTTATTTTTTTAGGAAGTCTTGACGGTGCCGATGGTATTGTCGCAGAGCCTGCAATACCTGTTTCAGGATTGGCTTGCATAGATGGAATATTTGATTTATTGGCCATAGGAGTAACTGTATTACCACCAAAAGCACTCATTAAATCTTTTGCAATACCCATACGTTTTTCTCTATGGAGTCCTTTACTTTGTTCATAATCTTTGTCAACTACAGCAGCAGCTTCACCAGCTGTTTTTTGTTGATTTACAGCTAGGCCTGCTTTTTTGTGTGTATTTTTAAGTTCATAATCAACATGTCCTAATTGTTCTTGCCGTGATGCGTCAAATACATCTTTGCCGACTACTTCTTTAAAAGTCTTTTGCCGTGCTTCTTGCCATTGAGCAATACCTTTAGCTTTACCATTATCACCAAGAGCTTTAGGGTCCAAATGTGGACCAGATTCGGCTTGTAAATTTGCCACGATACCCGCTGCAGCTTCTTTGGTATAACCTTTTCCAACAAAAAAATCAAAAGCTTCTTTTGCTTCTTTAGTAGCATAAGGACTTTTACCTGACATACCTTGAGAACTCATTGGAGTTGTACCACTAGGTGTGGTTTGTGTAACTGGTGATGTACCAGGAAGAGAAGATGTTGATTCTTCTTTCTTGGTTGTTTTTAATACATCAGCAACATCTGCCACTTTACCAGTTTCGGCCATCTTGGCAAATGCTTTTTCTATAAGAACAAGACCACCAATAGCAAGGCCAGCTTTAAGTAAAGAACCAAAACCAAAACCTTTACCTTTTTTTGTTTCTTTTTCTTTTTGTTTTTTACCAGTTAATGCAGCAATCAACTGTTTGTTTTTTAAATCCTCATAATCATCAATTTCTTTTTTGTGTTTCTTTTCTTTCTTTAATCGTTCCAAATCTTTTTTATAATTTTTGGCCATGAAGTTATACAGTGTGGCCACGATGTCAGCCTCACTTTCATTTACTTTTAATCTCTCCACTTTACCTTGTGGTACATTGGTATACTTTGGATCTTTTTTACTACCATTTCGTACAGATTCTTTGTTATCATCGGTATTTTCATCATGTTTTTTACGTGGCTTTGCGCCAAACATCTGTCCAGCTTTACTGGACTGAAATTTATTTAATAATCCTTCACCGAATTGTTGAATACCTGTACTTGGTGTGTTCATCGTTTACTTGCTGATTTTTGTTGTTTTATTTTTTCATTTTCTTCTTCAATATATTGCACTAACAAATTAATATAAATGTCTCTTTCCCACGGTATCATATTTTCCAATTCAGTTAAAGAATACTTATGATGTTGCATTAGTGAGAAATTGGTCTTGTAATAGTTTTTCAAATTATCATAACAAAATATTACCCGAAAAAATTTTCGAGTCCCTCCAAATTCATAGTATGGTCAAATCCACACTTAGAACACTTCATATCAACCTTCTTGTTGATTTTTGGTAGGTTTTCAAAGAAAGATTCTAGTTTAGAAAATTGGTCTTGACTCAATGATTCTAAAAACTGCATCATTTCTTCTCTGGATGTTTCGTTACCATAATAGTATTGTTCACCATCATAGATGCTTTCCACAGAATCAATCATAATATCAAAAGCAATTTCAACGGCTGATTCTTTTTTGGACAATTTTTCAATGATTGAAAATTTTGGATATTTCATTTTCAATACAATTTTATCAGTTATCTGAATCTCATTGGTTTTGGAAGTATCAACATCAACCTGAATCTCCAACAAATTGATTTTAACTTCCATTCTGTTACCACATTGTTTTTCATCTACAACATTGGTACAGACATATTTGTTTTCAACAATCTCACCTACAGACCTTGCACGTAGGTTGATAAAATAATATTCTATATCTGTAACAGGTAAATCTTCAATGTTTACACCTTCAGTTAAAGTACAATTTGTCAGAACTTGTTTAATGTTCCTTTCAATCGTTTCTTTGTTGTCATCTTCCATTGCCATCATAAGATTTTTTTGTTCTTTGACCAAGAATGGTCTAAACTTTATAGTCTTTTTAGATAATGGTAAAGTCAATTCATACGTTGGTGTATCAATTTTTGGTAAAGCCATAATAACTCCTTCTAATAATTAAAAATTACTGAATAACGAATCGTTTTTCCAGTAAGTATAGGCAAATGTAACAGACATTTTATGTACTGCATCTGTATTACTCCAATCTAAGTCCATTTGATTTATGGATATAGGAAACGCATCAAACAAATCAACAGAATATGTTCTTTTATTTGATACATTATATTGATTAATTGTTAATGTTGTTGCATATTCATCTTTATATAGATAATTGTTTGTGGAACTTGTATTAATATAACCAAGCCAAGCATCAAACAAGTATTTCTGTTTCATATCATCATCTACATAAAAAGATAAATCAATATCATTATAAGTGGAAAGATATGGAAACTTTTCAATCGGACCATATGTTTTTTGGTCCAATGTAGCAATTGTTCTACCTGGTAATTGTGCATTCTCACATCGATAGGTTAGATTCCTACTATCAACTATTGGAGAACCAATTAAAATAAATGGTACAGGAATGATAACATCAAACCGGCTAGGTCTTGCTAAGTCTGTTCTAAAACTGGATTTAAAGGCACTAATTGATCCGGCCATTATGAGTTCCTTATTTCGTTTACTGAATCTTGCCAAACCTCTTGTGGTTTGGCTTTCTTAAATTGATGTATGGGCAAGAATGTGGCAATGTCCCACTCATTATGTTCTATGGAAAGAATCCTGGACTTAACATGGCTGTAAAGGTACTGTTTGATACATGGCCTGAATTCTTTCAGTTTGGATGACGCATCCAACATCGGATACGTGATTCGGAGTCTCTTAATCTCATCTTCATCATTGTAAATGGCGAACGGTAACAATTTTTGAAGAAAAATTATTCTATATCTAATTGGCAAGTAATGTAGGTTTAGACCTATAAAACCATCGGATGTTCTTTTAAGTGGTATAACCAAAGGAAATCTGTCATAATATGGCAATTCTGCCTTACCTTTGGGGTCATATACAAAAAAATATAAACCACCCATCAAAAACTTTTGTCGGTCACTTGGTCTTACATAACGGTGTGTTTCTTTGCTCATAACAGCAGATGCAGCTGTTGGGTTTCTCAGAGTACCTATCTTTTTCATAAGCCACTTGTAAGATTCTCGACTATTTGTTTGATAGGCGAGCTCGGCTTTTTGTTCAGATAATGTAGTAAGTATTGAAGGTTTTATAGTCATGGACTATTTAGTTAGAGACCTAGGTGGTCTTCTGTCATTAACATAAACTGCCAGCCACGGTCGAGGCAGTATTCTGTTGCGGCCTTCCATTTGGCCTGATTGACACCCCATGTAACCACCTCATTGATGTATTGTTTGGTCACACGTTTCTTTTTTTCTGGTTCTTGTGTTTGTTTCTTTGGTTTGACCTCAATCATCATTGTTTTGGTTGAACCATCTTTACCACGGGACTTAACGACAAAATCTGGAAAGTATCTATGCACTCTACCATCTACTGGAGATTTGTAAGGAATGATAACCTCTTCTGAAGCCCAAGATAAAATGCTTGGATTTTTGTCGAGCCAGTTCATTACCTTACACTCCCAGCTGGAGCGGTAGATGATTTTTGTGTGGTCCCCAATATATTTCTGAGGATTTCGTGGTCTAAATGTTCCTGAATATGCCATAAATACTATATATAACTTTTTTACAAAGAGAAAAATGGCAGACGAAACACAACCTTCATGGTTTCAACAAAATATTACTGGTCCTTTAAAGAAATTGACTGTAAACAAATACGACTTTGTTAAATTACAATACCCAGCAGACCTACACGGACGTTCTAAAGGTGGTCACCGAGTACAGTTTGATTTTTTTGATGCACGCTCTTTTGTTCTTCCTGATGAAATAATTACTAAAGCTTTAGAGTCTGGTGCAACGGCTGCTTCTACGGCAGATACATTTGCATCAGGTCTAGCTGCAACAAAAACTGAATTAGAGAATATGTTTAAGACAGATGTGGCCAAGCAGGTCGAAAACATAGGTAAGAAATTAGAAACTACAGCAACTAAATTTAGAGGTTTTGTACAAAATCGAAAAGATTATAAAACATGTGTTGGTTTGTATATGCCAGACACACTGGTGTTCAATCAAGCTGCTGAATATGGTGAAATTTCAATTCTTGGTGCCGCAGGAGCAGTTCAGGGTGTTGGTGCAATTCCAAATGCTATACAAAGTTTTCTCACTAATGATGCAACAAGATTAATTTTAAACAAAGCGGGATACGCTTTTAATCCTCAAGCTCAAGCAATGTTTCAAGGTATACATTTTAGAACATTTAATATGTCTTTTACTTTTACACCAAGATCCGCACAAGAAGCTGAACAGGTCAAAAAAATAATAAAAACATTTAGGACTTATGCTGCGCCTACAATTCTTGATGCTAGTGCTGGTTTTTTCTATAAACCACCAGGAATTATTAATGTAACTTTTTGTAATGAACTTGATTCAAATTTAAGTGAAGGCACCGCTTTTTTAAATCAAAATATATTGCAATTAGCGGATTGTGTATTGACTTCCGTAGATATAAATTATGCACCAAGTGGCTGGTCAGCACATAAAGATGGCCATCCTATACAAACTACTATGGATTTAAGTTTTCAAGAAATAGAACTTATCGATAGACAGATGATAGAAAAGGGTTATTAAAAATGAAATATTTTAATACATTACCAAAAATATTATCGACAGACTATAATGGAAATGCCATAGTTTTAACAAATTTATTGGCTCGTGCTAATATTATACCAGAAGTGTTAAAAAGTCCACTTTTGTATTATACATACGACATACAAGAAGGTGATACACCAGAAATTGTTGCACATAAGTATTATGATGATTCATATAGATATTGGATTGTTCTGTTTGCAAATCAAATGATTGATCCGCAATGGAACTGGCCACTAAGTATAAACAATTTTCAGAAATATATTGTTGATAAGTATACAGCATTTAATCCATATTCAACGGTACATCATTATGAAAAAATAGTTGAACAAACTGATGTGTCAACTAATACAATAACTAAAAACATGATTGTGATAAGTCAGAACACATACAATAGTCTTGTATCAAGCACATCAACATATATATTACCAACAGGAACAGTATCAGTAAAAACAAGTGGCCGAGCTGTTGACTATTACACATATGAATTAGAATTGAATGAATCTAAAAGAAATATTAAACTATTAAATCAAAATTATGTTGATGAATTTGAATCTGAATTTAAGAGATTGATGGTCTAAACATGGCAGATAATAAAATATATCATGCACAAAGTGTATCCATAGATGAAGTAACTGTTTATCCAACAAATGGAGAACCTCTTTTAATTAAAGAATTGGTAATTGAGTTGTCCTATTTTGAAGATTTATATGGTGATACAGTATCAGGATATGTAACACTAAGAGATACACAAGCTATTGTTCAGAGATGGCAATTATTGAATTTATGTAAAATTAAAATCAATTTTGGTAGAACGAGTGGCGCCAAAGAAAACACTTCTGGCACTTTTGTTATATATGCTATAGATAAAAAAACAACTGGCCATCTAACAGAAGAATATGTAAAACTACATTTTTGTTCAAAAGAGTTTTTAGATTCAGAATCATCTAAGGTACAAAGACCTAGACCCGAAGGTGGTGAAGAAATACATAAATATGTAAAATACATATTAACAGATTTTTTAAAAATTAAAGATACAGTTAAAAAAATTGATATTGAAAATACACAAGGTCTTTATGAATTCAATATAGAAACAAAAAGTCCTTTTGCAGCAATAAATTGGTTATCTGTTAGAGCAAGGTCGGCTTCTCAACCTTTGGCTGGTGCTGACATGTTATTTTTTGAAAATAAAAATGGTTATAATTTTAAATCTTTAAGAACATTAAGAAGTAAAGATACATATAATTATTATAATTATAATATAAAAAATGTTGGTACAGATATAGAATTAAAAACACATGATATACTTCAATTAGAATATGTTAAAAGTTTTAATGCTCTAGAAGCAATAAACTCAGGCGTTTTTGCAAATCAATTAATAACGGTTGATACAATTACCGGCCAAAGCAAACTTGTAAATTTTAATTATTCAGATTATATCAAAAACAATAAACCATCCAACGGATATGGTGTTATAAATGATGTAACTTTATTTGGAAAAAAATTAAGTGAAAATTATAGGAGTGTTACAAGAGTCTCTGCAACCAATTCAGATTCAACAAACACTAAAGATATTACTGGAACAAATCCTGGTTCTATTCCCAAAGATTTCACAGTTGAAAATTATATACCACATAGAAAAACACAACTGTTATTATCCAATTTTACCTTGTTAAAAGTTTCTGTTCCAGGTGATCCTAATTTAACAGTTGGCATGACCATCAATTTGAATATCTATTCTCTGGCTATAAATGGAGACATAAGAGAATTAGATAAATTTTATTCTGGTAAATATTTAATAAATGCTGTACGACACGTTTTACAACCATCAAATGGAATGTACCAAACATATATGGAATTAGCAAAAGATAGTTACTCAGAGCAGTTAGAATCGGGAGGAATAAATTAATGAATTTTGATGAACAGTTACATAAATTGGTTTATGGTATAGTAGAGTCGGTCGATGATCCAACAAACCTTGGTCGAGGTAAAGTTAGGTGGTATATACCATCACACATGTATCCTGCAACACCTAGGCCAACAGAAACATTACCTTGGGTACAGTTGGCTCTAGGTACAACATTTTCTGTACCGCCTGTAGGAACAATTGTTCAAGGTTTCTTTGAAGATGGTGAAGATTTTCAAAGACCTGTTGTATTAAACTTTATTCCAAGATGGAATAAAAATATACCAAAAGCATTACTTGATTATAGTGTTCCAAATAATACTATTCCAAATGATGTTGTTTCTCCTACGTCACAACAATCATTAAATCGAAGCACAAAACAAGCTGAAATAGAAAAAGCACCAGTAAAATCAGCTTCCAATGTTGACGGAAGAGTTAAAGGTGTATCATGGTCATTATCAGCACAAGGTATAGTTGCAGGTACTGGAATTTCAGTAACAAATACAAATATATCACATGTCTGTGATTTCAGATATAATCTTGATTTTGATATTGGTTTGACTGGACTGTTGAATCCAATTACAGCCATAACACAAGCAATTAAAAATGGTAAAAATAATGCCGCTAATATTATTGCTATGATGATTAAAAAATTAAGTGATACAATTTCAGCAGCAATTAAGGCAATAGTAAAAGCAGCCGGACTTGATCCTACTGGTACAGTATCAACAATTTATGCCAGAGTAACCGGTGTTTTACAAGATATCAATGACTTCATTAAAGATATTGCTGAATATGTTGAAATTGCATCAACTATATATTATTTGGTTAAAAATATTAATGATATCATTACATATTTACAAAGTTTACCAGCAAGATTTTTGGCAATCGTACAAGATTGTATAACAAGATTCTTGAACGGTGCAAAACAATTCGCTGCTCAAGTTGCAGCAATTCCTGGCCAAATTGGTGCCACAGTAGATTCGTTAGCGAGTTCAATTCAAGCTAGTGCTGATGAATTACTTGGTCAACAACAAAGTGAACTTAATTCGATAACTATACCTGATAATTTGAAAACTTTATTCAATGATCCACATTTAGACCATAGTAATACAATTATTCAATTTGTTTCTGATACTTATGGAAATTCAAATACTGTTATGGCAACAGCAGAATCCAACAATTATGATCCAACAAAGGTACAATGGGCATGAACAAACCTGACGCATTTTGGGGCTGGAATGAACCGGAATCAGCAGCCAATACAGATTATCAACCGGTAAATCCATATAATCATACAAGATTAACAGACTCGGGTCATCTAATTGAATTTGATGACACAAAAACACGGGAACGAATTCGTGTAATGCACCGTTCAAATACATTCATAGAAATGCATCCGAATGGTGATGAGGTACATAAGATTTGGGGTGATGGTTACTATATTACATTGGGTGACCATAACATTTCAATCGGCGTAGATGATGGAAATCTTGCCAAAAAATTGAATATCACAGTCTATGGTGATGTTAACATGCAAATAGCAGGTAACAAAGTTGAAAATATTGATGGTGATGTAACTCAACACATCAAAGGAAGTTACACACAAGTGGTAGAAGGATATTCATCCGTAACATCTCAGCTTGGTGCATCAATTACTGCCGGTGGCGGCATTTCAGGTGGATTACAAATTAAAGCAGCAAACGTGAATATGGATGGAAATTCCAGAATTCGTGGTAATCTGAATGCTGGAAACATTTATTCTCAAGGTAGAGTTGATACATCGGAGACTGGTGGCATGAGAGCTGGTATAGCTGGTTTTGTTACACCTCTTGGCGGTGTGGCAGTAGGTTTTCCTTTGGCCGTACCAGGTAATATAATATGTGTTGGTACAATGAATGCTGGAATTGCTGTGAATGCTGGGGTTGCAATGAATTCACCACTTAGTAATTTTGGAAACATGTTTGCTATTATGATGACGGATGTTGTTAACACAACAATATATGATACACATACACATCTAGGAGTTATGAATGGTGGTGGTATGACTGGTTCATCAACTATTCAAATGGCGTGAGGATATAAAATGAGTATTTTTGGTAGATTAGGTTATGATGCAGCAAATACAGCAAATTCTGTAACTCCTTTTTCCACGGATGTGGCATACACGATGAATGCTATGCCATCATTATTGAATACATGGCAAACTGAAGATGTTTCAAATAATGATACAGGTGGTTATTTTCAAAATCCTGTTGGTAATGTAACACAACAAATATGGAGTGTTGCCAATACGATTATTTCCATTCCTAATATACAACAAATTGCAAATTTGGCTAATGTATCAATATCAGCCAATGCTTTAAGTTTGGCAGCCAATAATTTCTACGCTCACACCAATAGAATGTCTGGTGTTTCTGGCCCAGATTTAAATTATCCTACTCTACCAACATATAAATTAGCAATTGGCATAAGCAAAGTTGTTATGTTAATTGTAACTAAGTCTGACAACATACAAAACAATGCTCCTATAATGGGGTCTTTTACCAGTTTAACAATAGCTAATAGTTTAAATGCTTCATATAATACAATAATTGCATATGCAAATACAATTGCAAACAGCATATCTTCTTCTTCGGATGGAGGAGAACCACCTGTAATAACATATTCAAGTAATTTGACATCAAATCAAACATCAACAATAGCTAATAATATAAATGTTATAGTAAATCTTATGAATAGTCGTAGAAACGGTGATGTGAACTTCTATTACAACTCACAAACAATTGTATCAAATTATAACCAACTCAAACAATTCTCGAATCCAGGTCAAACCGAGTTGTATCTATTAAATAATTATATTGGTACCGACAAGTTAAAGACCAGGATTAACTCATAAATAAAAGATGGCAACCATAAATAAGATATATTCCGACATAGATTTTGCCTTCACAAAGAAGCCTGTGACGGCTGATGTTGCGTTAAGTTATGACGCTCAGGCGGTTTCTCGTTCTATTAAGAATCTGTTAAATACTCAAAACTATGACCGTTTATTCAATCCAGACCTAGGTTCTCAGATTACCGCTCTGTTATTCGAAAATATATCACCAACAGTAGCTTCTACATTGGAAATTATGATATCAAATATGATAAAAACATATGAACCTAGGGCTACACCACAAAGTGTAAATGTATCTTCGCTGCCAGAGAAAAACTCATATAGTGTTTCCATAACATTTTACATAGAAAACGCAACGCTACCAACAACAACAACAATTCTTTTAGAGAGAAACAGATAAAATGGCTGGTGCTAATTCACAAATTCTGATGACGGATTTAGATTTTAATACAATTAAAAACAATCTGAAAACTTACTTGCAAGGTCAAGATACACTAAAAGACTACAATTATGAAGGTTCTGCGCTTTCCACATTGTTAGATATTTTGGCATATAACACACAATATAATGCTTATTACTTGAACATGGTTGCCAATGAAATGTTCTTGGACTCAGCAATTCAAAGAAGTTCAGTTGTTTCTCAGGCCAAGTTACTAAATTATATACCACAATCATCATTGTCTCCAGCAGCCACAATCAGATTTGTTGTAAATCAAGTATCTGCTGCATCATTGACACTTCCAAAG